ATTGCTTGTGCTATTCTGTTATCTTCGCTATCTAAACCGCCTAAAATGCCAGAGTTTTGGTCTGTTAATGCACACACGTATGCAGTTATCAAACCATAAGTATCTGATGGCTTCACGTTTTTAGTACGTGCAGTAACTTCATTCATTTTAAGCCTTGCTTTGTATTTTAGCTCCGAAACTGCAGTTGCACCTTCGCCCAAAGGAAACTTTAACTTTTGCACAAGAAAATGTTCCTTGCCATCATAAGATAAATGTCCCAGGCTAATTGCTTCTGCTAATTTTGCAAGTTGCTCCTTGTTTTCTTCACGTTTTGAATCGTCAATTTTTTTGTAATCAGCCCACGCTGTAACTTCCTTTTCTGCTGCTTTAATGCTTACTTTTTCCATAATATATTCCATTTATTTGATTACTATTTATTAACCTACAATTTTCGCTAACTTTTTCCCCCCAGAAATAGTTAATGCGAAAGTTGCTGCATTGCCATTACCTTCGTAATCGCCAACAGGTTTACCTTTACCGCCCCAAACAGTACCATTAATGCTGGTAATTGTCCAGTCAGCCTGTTGTGGGCTTGCTGCTAAATCTGCCATTTTTTGCAAATCATTTTCGTTGTTCATATCCCATGCAACAGTAATTCCAACTTTCCAACGAACTCTGTTCATTTGGTCAATCATTTCACCACTACCATCAACCATATTGGCATCATCGTTAGAACGTAAACCGCCAAGGTCAAATGTGCTGTCTTCTGCAGCTTTTGGGTAAATCACCCCACTACCTAAAGTGGGATGGTTAAAAGTTATTTCTGTAATATCACCGCCTACTGCCATAATAATAATTTTTTAAAATTTATAAATATTTGTTAATTAAACTTCACCAAAGTTAAAGCCAGCTTCTGCTGTTGTAGATGCAATTCTTGCAATACCAGTTCTTTTATACCTAAAGAAAGTTTCCAATCTATCAGGGTTTGTTCCACTAATACCAACTTCAATTGAATCTTGTGTAAATGATGCTTGTGCAATTAAGCCCCTTGAAGCTAAATCTTCTGCCATCTTATTTACAACCATTACCCATTGCTTTGGCTTAATTACGTTGCTTGCATTTACGATATCATCGTTGTCTGCAATAACGTGGTCAACTACGTTAATTTGCTCCAATAAATAATAAGTAAATCTAACATTAAAATCAAGCATTAAATTTCTACAGTATCTAAATTGTGGAGGTGTTTCCCCTACAGGATGATAAGTAGTTACAAAATCTTGTACTTGATACCTGTTACTTACAAAATCAACTGTACTACAGCCCTTTTTAACAATTAAGTCTCTAAAGTCATAAGCTGCCATAGAGCCAATGTTTCCATCAGCAGGTACAGGCATATCTGCGTAGCTTTGTGAATTTACATCCAAATGTGGTTCATCTTGTGCTTTTCTACCAAATAAAAGAGCCATATTAGCTGCAGCTTCCATATCCCATCCCTTACTAAGTGGTGCAGGGCAAACAGAGTTAGTAACTTCGCCTAATCTTGCATCAGTAATTGTACTGGGGTCATCTAATTTACTGCCAAATAAAGCGATAAAAGGCTTCATAATGATACCAGTATAACGCCCAGTCGGGTTTGATGGGTCTGGTATCCCATTAAATGCTTCTAAAGCATCTAAAACAGGCACACCATAACTGTTAATAACAATTGTATTCCAATCACTACCAAATAAAGCTAAACCTGCAGCGATACTTGGTGTTCCTGCACCAACTGCTGAACTTGCTACTGCATAAGTAATGCCAGCACCAATTCCATTGTCAATAACTGAAACATCTAAATCTTCTGCTGTTAAACCAGCCCACTTAGTTGTCAAAGTAACTTTAGTTGTACCATCAGCACCAATAACAGGTGTTCCAAGTACATTATTTATAGCATCTGTAATTTTTGCAGTAATTAAAGCAACAGTATCACCTGTTATAACTGCAAAGTCATATCTTACAGCATCAATACCCTGCCTACCGTTAATCACTACAGTATGTGTTGCATTTGCTGTAGCTGCACCAGTAGGAGTAATTTCTCTTGCTGCTGCTGTAGCTGTTGCTTCTGCTTGTGGGTATGCAATAACAGGTATTCCACCAATTCCGCCACCATTTACAGGGTGCAAAATTCGCATTATATTGTATATTGGCGAGCCAAATCCGTACAATTCACCAGCTTGTTTAGCTGAAGTAATTTGTGTTGGTGTTAAATTTAAAGCACCTTGATTTGCTGTATTAGCCTCACCAAGTATTGCTATTCTTTGTGGTAAATTTGGGGTTGTGTTTGAAAAATCACCCTTTGTTATTTTATAACCAACTATTTTTGCGATTCTTTCTGAACCTACTGCAGTACTTATCATAATCTTATTTTTAGTTTAACAAATATATAACTTTTATTATTAGTATTTTATTTAATTTTTTTTTATTTACTTTTAGTGGTATAATTAAAGTATTTTTTTTGTTATCCATTTTCATAAACAAACCCCTCATCTGTCATACCAAGTTTAACTTCTGTATTAGATAAAGTTAATGGGGTTCCAGTTAAAAGCTTTACAGTTTCAGTCACCCTTACCATAAATGTTACACGCCCCATTATAATATTGGCAGCATCTTGGTGGTTGCTGGGTTCTGCTATGCTTATATCAGCTACCGTTGTATTTTCAATTGATGGTCTGGCAAAGCCTAAAGTAAGGTATTGTGTATCTTCTAAAATAGCCCTTACAAGCCCTAAAATACGGTGCAGTCTAGTTGTGGCTAAAGTATCGCCCCTTTGCGTGCCTATTTTTTTTGCTGCAGTATAAACATCAATAAAATATGTATAAACACCATCAGCATCAATTGTGGCACCACTTGCATAATTCCCTCTTGATAACAATACATTTAATGCAGGCATACTGGTTTTGTCAAAAGGAACAAATCTTTCGCTTGAAACTTTTGGATTAATTTGTTGGTCATTTGCCAAGGCTGCCTGGTTTGATAATTCATCTGCCAGTATTATTGCTATTTGGTCACGAACCTTTTCAAAGTTCTGTATTGGTATTAATGTATTTATTTTTGCCATAATTATGCTGCTGTATAATCCCCTAAAATGCAAACAATAACGCCAACAGTTTCATCTGGAAACCATTCGTTAATCACATATTTTTTATCACCACCTGTGCTATCTTTCCAAATAACAATAAATCCTTCTAAATCAACTTCGCCATCAGCATTTCTTATTGCAAAAGCTGCATCTATTAATGGCTGTTCTGAAAATGAAATATGTGCATTTTTGGTGTTAACCAGGTTTCCATCAGTATCAATACCGATATGATGCTTTGTAGCAAGCCCAGTTATGTCGATTTGGCTAGAAGAATCGGGAGTTTCTAAACTTATAGAAACTCCCCATTCATTATTATTGGTTGTATGCCTTTGCCAATCCGTTTTCGCTCTATCCGTTAAGCTCATTGGTGTTGGTTTTAGTGGTTTTCAGCTTCTTCTTTTGATGTAGCTGCTATTGCTTTTAACTTGGCTGCAGTTTCTTTTGTGCTTTTAGCTTCGTTTGAAGCGTTTTCGGCAGCTTTTGTCGCTATATCTGCAGCTTCCTGTGCTGTTGCCTTATCTTTGTCGTTTTTAGCTTCCTCAACAGCTTTAACTGCCAATTCAGCATCACCTGCAGTAGTAGTTGCAAATGTAGCAGCAATTTCTGCAGCCTGTGTTGCATTATCAAATGCAGTCGCATCCAATGTAGCAGTTTTTAACAATTCCGCTTTCGCTAATGCAGCAGTTTTAGCATTATCTTCTGCTAATTTTCTGTCTGCAGCTTCTTCCTTAAGTTTTGCAGCCAATGCAGTTTCTTTTTCTAACTTTTCTTCTGCTTCTTTAGCAGCTAAATCACTTGCTTTTTTTTCTTTAGCAGTTAACTTGTGTATTTCAATAAAATTTTTTTTTAATAAATTTTTTATTGCACCATTTTCAAAGTTGTTTTCCGTAACTAAGTCACCCGAGTTATAAATGTTGTTTCCTAATCCGCCCACACTTAAGGCAATCACTTTATATTTTTGCATCTTCCTATAGTTTTATAAAAAAAAGCTGCTACAAATGCAGCAGCTTTTTTTCGTTAGTAATTTATTAATTGTTATGATAATACTTTTGCAGTATAAATTGTGTCAACGCTAACTGGTATCGCAACACCAGCAGATTTCACATCAATTACGTGTGCTGCAGCTCTTTCATCAAGGTATTCCCCAACTAAATAAGCACCTTTTTGCCCAGCTAAACCAGCACCAACGTCTGCTTTTTTGCCCATCAATTGTGGTACTGCAGCAAATGCAAGTACAAATTTCGGAGCCTCTGGTAAGATAATAATTTTAGCACTATCTAAATAAGGTACATTAACAGCAGCATCAGTATCATAAAATTCTGGGTAAGTCCATAATCTAAATGTGTAAGCACCTGCACTTACTTCACCGTGTAAAACACCACCGCTTGCATTCTTTTGTGGTTGTCTAATATTATCTAAAGAAATTCTTCTAATATCAGCTCTTTCTTTTACAAAAGGGTTGTTCATAAATGCAGTTAATGCTGCACCACCCATAATAACATTTAAAATGCTACCTCCAGATTTACCTTTTGTTCTTAAGAAAGTTGCACCAGTTTCCAAAGTTGTGTATGGGTTAACTGTACCAGTACTCCAGTAGTTACCAGCACCCAAATCAACTAATGATGCAGCTTTACGGTTAAAGTTAATATTTGTACCATTTTTAAGTTGTACAATCCCAGAAGTCAACACTTGTGAACATTGTAATTCGTAACTTCTTTCGATTTTTTCCTGCAACATTACAAGTTTATCAGCAACAGTAGTTAACCATTGTGAAAATGTAATTTCATCAATAGTGCCACCCTGTGTAAATAACCTATCATAAAAGTCAAGGTCAGTTGCATCAAAATATTCACGGTAATAAGGTGGTACAAATATTTTCTCTGTACTTTTTGAAAAAGTATTTCTTCTACCTTCTGTTCCTCTTTCTACATCAACAGCAATCTTTTCAGTACCTCTTTGCACTTCAATAGAAATTTGTTTTGTGTTAGATTCGGTAACTGTAAAAAATGAGCGTAAAAAAGAAGTAGGAGTTGTTCTTTCCTTATAAACTGCAATAAGCTTTTTTGTAAATAACGCTCTTGCGTCAACTGTATTTATATTCATTATTTCTATTTTTTAAGAGTTATCAAAATCGGTTAATTCATCAGATGCAACAATTTTAATACCCATTGTATCAGCTGCAATTCTGTCTTTAATTGGTCTACCTGCTACCAATGTGTCAAGTGTATCTGCACCATCTAAAATTATTTTTTCTTTTACAACATCACCAGCAATACAAATGTTAACATCTGCTTCAGCTGCATCCGCTAAATCTACAACGCTGGTTAATAAAATTCCAACAGGTATTTCGCTTCCATCAGAAGCTCCACTTGCTAATGGTACTAATTTTCCACTTGCAGAAACTCTCCCCATTAAAGTACCAGGTAAAAAAGATTTTACACCACCACTTGCATTAAGCAAAATTGCTTCTTCGTATCGGTTATCCCATACAAATATTTTCGATACATCGTAATTAAACTGAGCTTGATTAGATGTTGTGTTTAATTGGTTTACTGTGCTCATCTTATTTTATTTTAAGTTGGTTATCTAATGCAGTTTCGAAATCTGTTATTGCAGTTGGTTCAACAACTACCTCTTCAGTTACCACTTCTTCTGTTGGGTTTTCTTCAGTACTTGCAACAACTTGTGCAGCCCCTAAAGCTTTTAAACCTAATTCAGCAGATGCAGTAGCACTTAAGCTTTCTCCGCTTTTAATTCCTGCAGTAACCGCAACAGCGTCTGCACCTACAAAAACCATCCAAGAACCTACACGGTCTTTTTCGGCTTTAATTCCAGATTCACTACCTGCATTAAATGCCTGTGCATAAACGTCTGGATGTTTAGTTTTTAATTCTTCTAAATTCATCTTTTTATTGTTTTGGTTATTTGGATTTTCTTCTGTTACTGCTACTGGTTCAACAACTACTTCTGCAACTGTATCATCAATGGCTATTGCTGCAAACTTCATATTTAAAGCTTGAAAATCTGCAGCTTCTAATGTTTTTATGCTATTAATTAAACCAATTTTTTTGGCTTGCTTAGCATTAATGGCAACATCTATTACATTTTCAGAGGTGAAAAACTCATCCAATGTAACACCTGCAATCTTTTCAAAAGCAGGTATGTCAATTTTCTTTTCAAAAGCAGCTTTAATATCTTTGTTTATTTCCGCTACTGTTTGCAAATCTTTTGGGTCGGTACTAAATGTGCTCGCTCTGTGTAAAGTAAACCTACTTACATTTAAAGCTTCAACATTTTTGAAAAATAACAAGTAAATTGCAGCCATTGAATCGGCAACACCATCTACTTTTATTTTTACATCCCCCGTATGTTCTAAAGTTTTTGCTACAATGCCCCAACCTGCAAAAACAGAACCACCAGGAGAGTTAATCCTAACAGTAATATCTTCTGCATCAAATTCATTAAATTTTGCAATCAATGATTCTGCTACAAAGTCAAAAATGGGGCTATATAATAGTATTTCTTTTGCCATAACAGTACAAATATATATTTATTTTTATTAATGCAAGTATTTTATTTAATTATTTTTTGCTTTTACCGTATTCCCTCAAAGTGAAATAACCGCCAATAGCAGTTACACCCATTGTCATTAATATGGGTAAATAAGCTTCGGCAATAGGTTTTCCAAACTGGGATGCAATTAATACAAAATCAATTAATAGGGTAAAATTCAAAACAACCAAAGGTCTTATATTTTTACTAAGCCAAGATTCTGAATTTCCATCAGCAACCCAACGTGCAGTAATATTTTCCTCCCCTATCTTAAATTCTTCTAATTCAACCCTTGCAAGTTCTAGCATTATTTGGTCACGCTGCAAATTAAATTCGTTTAATAGATTATCAGAATCTGGATGTTTACTATCTGCTAATCCTCCAGCGAGTGTTGCTGCAGCACCAATATAATTACCTGTAGCAACCTGTCCTATAATCTTAGGAACATCTGATATCATATCCCCAGCCTTGCCAACTATTTTTCCAAATAATGTATCTTTAAATGCTTTCTTTTCTTTAGCCATTTTTATAATTGATAGTGAGGTAAATCTCTGAATCTTGTCCAGTCACCGCCCCAGGTTAATACTACACAAAATTCATCTAAAGCAACTTTTTTAATGTGTTCTGCAATAGCTTCTAAGTGTATTTTTTTCCACGATGCTTTTCTATCTACATACGCATAAATATCAAAAGCATTACCCAACTCCTCGCCTTCTTTTGGCTGGTGGTTTGATAACTTATTATATCCATCTACATTAGTAACAATTTTACCAGGTAAATCACGCCCTTTTTGATAAAGCATATTTTGGTCTTCTGCAGTTCTAAGCCCTCCGAATTGTGGTATCCCAAAATCATAAGGGCTGTCTACAATTGCAGCCTTTAAAATATCAATTAAAACAGGTTGTATCCCTTCTAATCTTCCTAAACTTCTTTTACTTAAATTAAACATTCCTTCCTTTTTTTAGTTATTAAAACTTGGCAACCCTACGCAGCCTTTTAAATTCTGCCTTTATATATGTATCAGCGTCTTCTTTTGTAAGCAATTCTCCCCTATCAAAAGCACCTAAAACGCTTGTTAATAGTGGTAAATAAGCTTCATCTCTAATGCCTAATTCTATTGCCACATAAGACCTTGAACTTACCTTGTTTGTATCTTTCTGCATTACATCTGCAATAATTTGCCTCCTTAATTGCTTTCCAAGGTTGTCTGTGTGCTGTTTAACAATGGGGCTTGTAAATAATAACTTAACAAAGTTTTCATTTTCCATTATTATGCTTGCAATACTATCACTTTTTAAAGCTTGCTTTAGATTAATATCGAATTCTATCTGTTTTTCAATAGCCACACCATTGTTAAAGGTCGCTTTAATGCTTTCCTGTTCAGTTACAAGAAATAATATAATAAGCCCACAGATGGCACCTATCAGCTTTCCTTTTAAAGTGTTTAAAAAATCATTCATCCTTTTTATGTTTAAACCAGCTAACAATTAATTTTATTAACTTGTTTACATTTAATAAAACAATAATAGCAAAAGATAAAATAGAAATAGCTTTTAAAGCCATAGCTAAAACCATATCATAAAACTCAAGGTATTCCATTGTAATATTATGAGCCGAGCCAGATACGCCTGTAGCAATAGCAACAAATGCTAATACTGGCGTTAATACTGGATGTCCATTTCCTTGAGATAAATCTGCCATTACTTTTCTACTTTTTTAACAGGTGTTGTGCCTGCAGGTTGTGTGATTATTTCCTTTTCTAATTCAATGCCCTTATCTTTACTAAGCTGCAGTTCTTTGCTGTATTTTTCAACATTAGTAGAAAATTCGCCACCGTTTAAATTCTCGGTTGCTTGTTCTACAGTTGTCAAAGGTATTGCTGCAGCAGTTTCGCCAAGCTTAAGTCTTTCTGCTCTTACTTCTTTTTCTGGGTCTATGTGTGGCACATTTGCACCTGTAAAACGTGCATTTCTATATGCAGCCAATACGGTATCATCGCCCCTGCCTAATGCAAGTAAATATCCTGGTGCTTGTGTTTTTAGTTTTTGTACATCTAAATTTAACCAGGTGTTGTAAACCTTTTGATTAAATTGAAATTGAAAGTCTTTTCTTGCAACATTAATTGTATGTTCCCAGTCCTTTAATGCTGCACGGCTGGCGGAGAAATTGGAATCAAATTTAGATAATGCTACTTCTGGTGGTATGCCAAGAGCCGAACAAATTGATTCAACATTTATACTGTAAAAGTCTTTGAAATAAATATCGTTTTTCGTATCTAATGCAGCAAGCTTAGCACCCAAAGGCAAATTAAATACTTGCTTATCAGTTGATACAGCTATTGTGTCGGCAATTTTCTCGCCATCTGCTGTTACTGGTATGTCTTGGTCTGCATCTACATTAAAAGCTTTTACAAGGTTACGTGCTAAAGGATTTTCGCCTGTTGAAAACTGCTGATGCTCTACTGCATAAACTATTTTCGCTCTTTCTTCTGCACTCCCAACTGTTGCTTCTTTGTATCTGTCCAGCTTTGCAAGCGTTTCTAATACCGTTGAAATTAAAGGAATACCTCTGTTATCGTTAAGCCTATATCTTAAGCCATAAACCATAAAAGCAACATCCCTTTTTGTTTTTTTACCTTTAGCCTCAACCCTAACAAATTTGCCAGGTTTTGTTCTAATATGGTAAGCAATATGCTCCCCAGTTTTACTTTCTTCAATACCATTTTTGATTATGTTACCACGCTTTTTAGCTTTGGCAACCTCATCATTAAAAAATGGTGTTAATACGTGTTGCCCATCTACTGCCTGCACGTTTAAATTTCCTTTTTTGTCAACCCTTTGGATAACTAAAACATCACCACCTATAATGGCATTTTTTTTAATTTCCCAAGATAACCTATTTAGGTTGTTAATGCCTGCATAGTCAGAACCAATTGATTCCGCAAATATTTTAAACCTGGCTTCTGTTGTTTTAATAAATGAATCGGGTACCTTAATATTTTCCGAATCTAAAACAATACTTATAGGTTCGCATTGCAGCTTTAAACCGCCACCGATTACCCAGGTTAAATATCTGTTAACTATTGTTTGTGTAATTGGATTTGTAAGGTAAGATTCCCAAGAACGGTATCTTAAACCCCTGTAGTCTAAATCGTATTGTGTAAGTGCTCCAAGTTCACCAGAATTCTTTTCACCATCATAAGAGATGTTAAAAAGTGGGTTATAACTCCCCATTCTGCTATTGGCTTCTATAAGGTCTTTTTCAAGCTTATCAACCTTTGCCCCTGTTAAAAAATCAAAAACCCCCATTTCGTGTTCTAAAAGATTTACTATCCACAAGTCTTACAACACGCCCATTTAGCCTGTTGATGTACATTTGTCGCAATTGTTCAAAGCCCATTATGGCATTTAAAATTGATTTGACACCCCTGTAAACTGTTTTTATTTTTGTTTGCCCATCATCAAGGCTGTATTCCATTAGGTCATCATTCGCTGCAGCATCTAAAGCCTTATCTTCTAAGGCTGTAATAATAGCGTCTATCCTTGCGATTTTATCGCATAATTCTGTCGCAGACCTTATATATATCGATGCACTTTCGTATTCAACCATAAAGCAAATGTAATATAAAAAAATTATATTAAGCCAGCTTGCCTGTTATTAAAAATTTTAACCTTGTTTTTAGGTTTGCAGTAGGTACTGGGATAAAATGCTTGTATGTTTTGCCTAAATCGTTTTCTGTTCTTGCTACAGTTAATTGCACCGCCTGCAATACTATTATTCCGAAAGCCTTTTGCAATTCTTCTTTTGCTTTTTTACCACCTGCAGTAAACCTGTAATTTTTCTTGTCTGATAGTTTGTATTGTGGGCTCAATTTACTTGCTACTTCGTTGTAAAGTTCCCTTGCTACGCTTTTTGATAATAATACATTCATTTTATTGAGTTTTGGTTTCTATTTTATTTATTAATTCCTTTTCTTTAAATATTGCACAAGCCCTTTCCAATGCTTCTGGTTTGCTGTAATCATCCCACATATCAATCGCCATATCGCCTATTTTACACCTGTTTATTAATTGTTGCTGGTGTATCGGAGATGCTTTAACTAGCTGTATATCGTATTTCTTTGTAGTCATTGGCAAAGCCACAACATATAATAACTCTTTTGCTCCAGCAACCAACATTTCGGTTTGGTGTTGCCACCAGTCATTATGCTTTTCGTGTACCGCTTCATACATACGTCTGTAATGACCATCCCAACTAACACAACACTTAAGCTCCATTGGAATTCGCCTACCTTTATAGTTAGCCTTACCATCCACAGATGCCCTTATGTTTTTGTAAAGCTCATATTCCTCTGAGCCTAATTCTTCAAAATCAGTAATAATACCATCCTTAATAAGCTGCTCAATCAAGTAAGGTTCATTTTCAGTTCCGTGAGAAAGCTGCTTAGCACTTACCTCCATAGAGCTTTCGCCTGTTGTCCTTTCCATACCAACCTTGTAAACCTGCTTTTCAGCTGTTGCACCAAAGTCAACTACCTTTTCAATACTTCCCCAAGCCTTTTTGGAAGTACTGCGCCCACAGCCCATTAAATCCTTATTTTCAGAACCGTTGTAACTGCCCAGGCGCAACTTGTGCCAAGCTTCTGTCCTTTGCAGATCATCACTTGTTACGGTTTGCACCATACTGCCAACAATTGTTAAGCCGCTATCTATTGGTTCGAATTCTTTAAACATTTTATTTAGTTTCGTAACTTACATCAAACCCAAAATCGTTTGAGGCTTCCCTGTTAACATTTCGCCCAAATACATTGCCTTTAGTTTCAAAAGCACAGCCAATTGCCTCACTTCTAACTGCAGGTAAACAATATTGCAAGGCATTTTCCTTTTTACCTAATGGAAATTGGTGTACTTGTGCTTTTGGAGTGCTGTTTGTTCCAGCATTTACCTGCACAGCTTTAGAAGCCGAACCAGTGAAGGTCATGTAATCAGCACCAGGGTAATCTGGCAAAGCCTGCACCTTTACTGTGCAAACAATTTCATTTAATACATTCATATACTTTTCTTCCACTACATTCCACTCCCGAAACATCATTTCAGCAAGTGCTTCAATGGCTTGTATCGGCTGATAATTTGATTCCCTATTACCACCAAGGCTTCTGCTTTTTAAAAATGCTGCAGGTGGTGCTTTAGTTAGTGCCACGTGAAATGCTTCGTAATTCTTGTATCTGTACTTTTCTAATTCTGGTGTTTGTTCGCTCATCGTTGTATATAATAAAATCCGTTTGTTTGTTAAAATTATCGCTCATTTTTTTAACGATATCCCCTAACTTTTTATAATAATGGTTATCCCTTCTTTTTTTTCTTCTTTTTGGTTTATAATTTTCAACCTTATTTTTATAGGCTAGTCCTTCCCTGTATTTTATATTGTTAAGCCTATTTTTTTCTTTTTTTTCAATTAAAAATTCTTCACCTTTTTTTTCATCGTTTAAAAGCTTTGTTTTTTTTACACATACTTTGCAGGTTTTAGAAAACCTTGGCTTTCTTCCTTTTTGTTTTATCTTGTAGAAGTTTGGCTTCTTTGCCTTGTATTTAATAAGGCATTTTGTACAAGGGTAAACCATTAGCTAAAAAATACTTCCCCACCTTCAACAAACACATCGCCTTTATCTAAATTTTCCCTATCAAAATCGCCTGTAATGTTAACAATAATTGTAAGCCCTAATTCTTCGCCCATTTTGGTAAGCAGTAGCTTAGTTTTATTATCGATTGGCACATTGTCAATCCATAAATATCTCATTGCTTTTGGCTTTTTACTTAGTAAATAGCTTTGTAATAACAGGCAAATCATTGGTTTTTGGGTGCCAGAATAGCTGCTTAGCTTGCGAATTTCCTTGTTTTTATTGTTAAAATAGGTGGTATCATAGCTGCCATCGTATGTTAAATAGATATCAATGCCACTTTCATCCTTATCAACGCAGATAGTAAGCCCATCAACGCCAGTATCAACACTTGCAAGCAAGCCTGCATACTTATCTTTTAATTCCATTACTTTTTCGTGTGCTTCGTGCCAATTTAAAAAGGCATCCACCATATCACAGGTTTTGTTAATACCTTTTGCAATTGCCAAATCTCCAACAACCTTTTCCATTTGCTTTTCAAAAGCACTTGTATCATCTGCAGGTTTGTTATTTATTTCACGGTACTCCTTTTGATATTCTTGTAAAGCGTTTATTAAATCAGCCACTTCATTGCTGCCTTTCCAATTCTTATGCACATATAAGCCGTTTTCATCAAATTCTAATAATTGATGTGCTTCTGGTGCAATGGGGCTTTTATTTGTAAAGCAATCACTTATACTGGATTTAATAATTTTAAAATCAGCTTCCGTAAAACAACCTGCAGTTAAAAGTGTTTGTAAATCCGTATCTAAACCATTTTTTGTGTGTATGTTTTGGCTATAGTTTCCATTATCAACATCAAAGCTGCTGGCAATCTGTTCATTTGCTGCAGTTAATGTTGCATTTGCGTTGTGCATTTTGTTTACAATTGCATCTGCTTTGTTTTTAATTCCTTCCAATAGCATTTTCTTTGCATTGCCTACATTTTCTATATCGTGCTGCAGCTTGCTTTTAGTTTCTTCAAGTTGAGAAATATCTTGCCTGGCTGGTACCGTTTCGGGTTGTGCAATTGGATAAATACCTAAAGGGTCAAGCTGTTTTGCAAAGCCACCAACTTGCTTCCTTTTAAAGTCCATTTCGGTACGTGTATTTTCAGCCCTGTCAATTTGCCCTAATATGCTTTCATCATAAGCAGTGTCTTTCTTATCAAACACAACACCAAGGCTTGCTAAATCTGTTTTATACAGTTCAAGCAATATCCTTTTTTGTATTGTTGGGTTCTCAGATGTTAATTCTTCCATCCGCCAGGTTAAAGCTGTTTGCAATTCTTTTAAGTAGCTGGCAGGTGTTGCCTTAACTCCATCAATAATTGCATCCTTGTTTGGCTTACCATTTTCATCTTTTGTATAAATGGTGTAAGTTAAACCACCCTCTTTAGATGTTTTGCAGCCAATAAAAACACTTGTATCGCCATCCTTAAGCTGCACCTCTTCGCTTATCTTGCCATACAAAGCTTTGTCATCCTTTAAAGCATCGCTTCCAAGTGTGCCTAACTGTAATGCCTTGTGTATGGTTGTTTTACCTGCACCAACACCACCTTTAAAAGCAATTAGGTTATTCTCTGGGTCAAACTTAAGCTCGCAGCTTTTTAATATGCCCATTTGTTCATTGATTTTTAAACCAATTATTTTTACATCCTTTTGTTCCATTTTTTCCTTTTTTCCTTTTGTTTGTGCTGCGAGTAGGGTTCGAACCTACGAATCACGCCAACTCTTTTTTTACAAAGCTCCGCAGCTCCTTAATAATGTAGTGCTATCGCCTACCATAGCAGCAGGGTGTCTTGGCTTGGTCGTTACCCATTTTTAAATCTGTCACTTTACTACCTTATTTTTTAAAAACATAAGCCTCAGTCTTCGGTGGCTATCCCTTGTGTTTTGTTCGGTATCTTTGTATCATATTCAATGTATGGTGGTATCATCAAAGCTTTGCAACCACACGTGCAGGTCAATCCCCTATAAGTAAATTTGCGTTTAGTTACTATTATTATCACTAAGTAAACTGCAAACAGTATAGGGCATAAGCTTATAAATATTTTTATTACCATATTAAATAACTACTAATTCAAATCCCATTTTTCTGTCCTGCAGCACCATTCCTTGATGGCTCGTTTCGCAGGTGCCAAAACAAAATATAATTTTTTTGCCTTTGTATATGCCAGTCTTTTTATATGTTTTACCACTTATGTAAACACAGTCAACAACCCGAAATCTGTCGGGCAAATCTTCTTGTATGCTCATTCCTAAAGGCTTGATAATTTTCATAAGTGTTGGCAGCTTGATTTCAATGTTGCCATTTAAAAAATCATACAAAGTCGCTTTCCTAACTTTTATATCTGCTGCAAACCTACCAACATTCGAAAGGCTGTTTATTTTATCCCTTATTTTCTTCTGCAGGTTCTTCATCCTTCATCTCTTTTAATTTGTTTGTAATAATTCCATAAAACATTAACACTTTTTCTGCGTGATATATTTTAAAGAAATCTTCATCAAATTCTGGTACCATTACATCCATTAACACAGCCATATCAACCTTATTTAAATCGGTTTTTGGATTTGCTTCGCTGTAATCATACAGGTGGTTAAATACCGTTGCCATATCAACATTATCATTACCAGCCACAGTTGTAAAAATAAACCTTCCCAGGCATTCCATATTAACAGCCTTTGCTTGTATTTTATTGTTAAAATCTAAAAAGCCCATTAGTGGTGCAATACCGCTTTTGTGTACTTCTCCCCTTAGTGTAAACAATCCTTGTCTACCTTTAACTCTAAATAATTCCATAAAGTTTATCTGGTCACCAAAGCCCAATACTACTTCTTCTTCTTGTACTACTTCTTTTTCTTCGCTCATCTTAATTTATTTTTTTTTAGTTCCTTTTTCTTGGTTTGCCTTATGGTCTACTTTTCTCGAGCGCTCCATATTATCTGTTTGTGCTATAAATTGTTCGTAACTCATACCACCGCTTTTTGGTATAAAGCAAGTTTTGCCATTTCCTTTCGCCTTCCTGCTTTTACCTTTTCCCATTTTGATTATCTTTTAATATGCCCAGCGTAAATAATAGCCCTTACTTCTGTTTCTCTATTTAATCTATCATCTACTGTTTGATATTCAATTAAACCACTTTTAATCAACTCCTCTATAAGTTCTTGATTTACATGATTTTTTATGTAAGATTCTGTTAAATACTCATTTCCTGTAAATCTTTGTACAGATTTTATCATTGTAAATTCTAATGTTTTTGATTCTACAATATATTCGTCTGCAGGTTCTTTGTAATTTAATAACCACTTTACAAAATTCAAAATCTTTTTCTTCATCTTTCCTGGCGTTTAATTTATTAACTGGTACAAATATACGCTATAAAGTATTTAATATCCTAATTTTATTTTAAAACAGGCGTTAACTCACTGATACACAACGCGATTAATTTTATACCCTACCAAGTATTATATCTACATAATCCGCCCAACTAAAGGTCTTCATCTTGTATTCCTTGCACAGCATTGCTGTCATTATATCCCTTAAAGCCATACTGTATATCCTACAATCCCACAGGTGATTCTGGCTGTTGCCGCTTTTCTTTACCCAGCGTGACGAAATACCATCGCCATCCTTATTTTTATCCACTATCCTATGCTCACTTTCGTAATGGCTAAAGAAATTGTTGTAAATATAAAGCCCCTCACTTGGTGTAGGAAAATTCATAAAGCCTGCAGGCTGTTCCTTTCCATCTGCTGCAGCCCATTTTAATTTCATCGTTTCTGCAAGTTCATCTTTCAATTGGTTTACTTCCACAAGGAATAAATTTCCACGCTCCCTGGCTGGTCTAAATGTTGGCGTATCTACACCATACCTTCTAAACTTATCTTCGTCCTTACCCTTTAGGCCAACAACGTGATTATTACTTCCATCTATAAAAGCATAAGCATTGCCGCCATAAGTGTTTCCAGTATCCACGCCAGTAATAATTATTTTCATCCGCTTGCCTGTATCGGTTTCGTAAACCTGCTCAATAATTTTATTAAAATCATCCCATACATTATAAGGCTCATTAATCATATAGGTATAATGTAATCTATCATCCCTGTCCTTTTGTGCTTGGGTTTGGTTTGGAATAAAAGTTCCTATGCTGCCATGCTTTACAGAATAGCTGCTGCCATTTTCAAACCACGCTACAATTTCATAATCCAGCCTGGCATCATCAATCTTGCCGTTTAAATCACAAGCACAGGTAAGCAGCACAATTTGCCCATTACCATCATCTATTGATAATTTTTCTGGTAAATCCCCTATCTTATATTTCCTAATATTTTTTTGTAGTTGGTTTGCCTTTGGAGTTTCCCCTGCAGGTTTGAAAGTTTCGCCCAACACCACATTCATAAATGTCTGCATCGCCCTTTCGTTTTGTGGCATATCCATTGGATTGGCTTTTATGTATTGGCGTACATATTCTTCCCATCCAGTCATTTGGGGTGCAGCATTTAAAGCCGATATTTTATAACTGTAATATCCAGGTTCGCTGGGATCCACAGTTGGACGCCATTCCCCTTTCAAATTCATTTCGTATTTATATTTATCCGTAAATACATCGCCACAACTTTGGCAGCGATAACCAACGCTGTTATCTACTAAAGCCCCTGTGCTATCCCTTTCATATACAATACCATACACTTCTTCTTCAACTTCAATTGTCCACTCCAAAATAATATAATCACCACAGCAAGGGCAAGGCACGTGCCAACGCCTTTGGTCACCCAGCATATACTGTGTTTCAATGTTTGACCTATCCTGTAGTTCGGGTGTACTTATGTAATAAATTTTACTTTTTTGTGCAAAGGCTGCAGCACGTTGCTCCATTAGTGCTGCAGTATCACCAGATTCCTTACTGGACATTGGTGCTGCTTCAAAATCATCTGCAAAAATATATCTTACAGAACGCTGTCTTAATAGTTTGTGATTTGATACACTACCAGCAGTTAAGGTACCACCTGCAAACTCCAAACTTTTTGCAGTATGCCCCGTCCTTTGGTTTTTGGTTTTAATAACATTTGGTTTTATATGCTTAAGCAAGCCAGTACTTTGAAGCATATCATCAATCTTGGTTCGCATTGCTTCCTCAACCAGTTCTGTGCTGGCAGTTAAAAACAATATCGGTCCTGGTGCTTCGGCTATGATATAACCAATGCCATTTTCAATAAGCCCAACACTTAAACCAATTTGAGCTCCCTTTTGTATTGCAACCTTTCTGGCTGGATGCGTAGGGCTAATGGTGTTAAGTATTTCCCTGGTGTATGGTGTAGGATTAAAACTGTATCGCCCTGGCATACTACTGACATTGCTGCTCATTATCCTATTGGCTTCAGCCCAGGCACCAGGTGAGATATCACTAAATTTAAAGCTTGTTATTTCTAGCAGGCTAATAATGTTATCTTCGTAATCTTGTATGTCTAAATCTTCTGCCATCTATTTACTTTCCCCCTTGCTTCTTTTTTCTGCATAAACCTGACTTATTTTTCCTATATCTTTTTTGCTGGTTTTAATCCCTTCTTGAATACTTTTGTTCACAATATCAATTAATTCCTTTCTAATATGTGCAACCTCTTCTTTAGGGGCTCCCAACCTTGCAGTTATGGTACCAATAAAATTATCAGCAGCATTATAAAATTCAGTCGATACACTTCTAAAATGGTGCTCCATTGTTAACAACACAATGTCCATTGGTATGGTTTCCCCTACCATTTTTGCATTAGATAACTTTAACTTTCGAACTTCCTCCGTCTTTTTTTCAATTTCTAATTCCTTGATTTGTAAATCAAGATTATATTTCCTTGTGCTATCTGCATTGCTATCATCTGGGTCATCAGCATCCCTGCTGGTGGTTCCCTTTTGCTTTGGCAATGGTTTTTTCTTTTTTGCTGCAGGTGCCTTTGGTGTTTCATCTGGGGTTATTACATCCGATTTTAATTTTGCAATCCGCTTTACCATAAATTCATTATTATATGGGTCTTTGGTATCTACATCACCTTTTTTGTTCAAGACAACTTTTCCTCTTCCAATATTTACAGTAACATATGCAGGCTTTACCCCACATAATTCTGCGAATTCTACTCTGCTATAAACAGGCATAAGCTATGTTTTTTGTTTTTTGTTACCTACTGTTTTATTTTGTTACAACCCAGCAAGCACAACCATTTAATAATCTTCCAGGTAACAAATATACTTTTTTTTTGTAAGGTAGTAACAAGTCTGGGTAACATATATGCAAATGAGGGGAGCCTTTTAACAA